TCTAATAATAAACAATAAACAACGGAGGAATTAACATGAATGTTAAATCAATTTTCGGAACAATAGGTGATACACTAGGTGGTTTATTCGGTGTACTAACAGGACTTGTAGGTGTAGGTATTATGTCTCAAGTAATCTTTGGTACAGGCTGGATGGGTATTGATGTAGTTGGAAATATTTCTAACTTAGTAAATACTTTCCTATCAGGTGGTGTAACTGGATTACTTACATTAATTGTTCTACTTGGATTAATGGACAGTAAGTAAGTGATTTAAATCACAAATAAAATAATGGGGTTGCTTCGGTAACCCCATTTTTTTTACACGAAACCTTGGTTATTATTATATTTATAGTAAACCAACAGAGGTTAATATAGGAGAAGTTACTTATGGCAAAATCAAAAGTTACTCAAAAAAAGGTTTCCCTTTCCGAATTAAATAATCACAACGTATCAAATAAACGACAAGCATTGAAAGATTTGAAGATGTTAAACTTTGATGAGATTCAATTCAAGAATCCAGCACAAAGAAGATTCTACAAAACCATATCTACAAAAGATATAACTTTTGGAATCGGGCCTGCTGGATGTGGTAAAACATTTTTATCAGTTCACAAAGCCCTAAGAGAATTAGGTGATAAGGATTCAACAATTGATGGTATTGTAATTGTTAAACCATTAGTTGAAGCTGCTGGTGAAAAGATAGGATTTTTACCAGGTGATGTAGAGGAAAAGACATTACCATTTATGATGTCGTTTTATTATAATATGGAACAGATTATTGGTAAACAAAGATTACAAGTATTGAAAGAAAGTAATACGATTCAAGTCATACCTATGGCTTACATGAGAGGTATTACTCTTGCAAATAAATTTGTAATCCTCGATGAAGCACAGAATGCTACACCTGAACAAATAAAAATGTTTGTAACAAGATTAGGTGAAGGTTCAAAATATATCATCACTGGTGACTTGGCGCAATCTGATATTAAACAAGGTAAGAGTGGATTAGAAGATGCAATCAAAAGATTCGCTGGTGTACATGGTGTAGGTTTAGCTCAATTCAAAGAAAAAGATATTGTAAGACATTCATTGGTTAGAAGATTACTGAAACGATATAAAGATAGTTTTCAAATTATTGATGAAATCTCAGCTGAAAAAACGATATCAATGTGGATACATGAACATGGATTAGATACACCAACTGATGGCTCAATAAATAGTGACTATCATTATCAATTAAAAAAATAAAAAGCTTGACTGTTATACATAAAAGGTTGTATATTAATAGATAATTAATATGGAGAAATCTTTATGATTAATACAACTCATGCAACATTGGTAGCTTTAATACCAATGTTAATTTTAACTTGGTGGTTTGATGGGATAATAGACAACCACTGGGATGAAAGACAAAGGTTACAAGAACATATTACACTGTTAGAGGAAGATTGTGGATATATTGGAGCTAACACTATATCATTTAAAGTTACAGTCACCACTTATAATCCAACACGACAACAATGTGATTCAACACCTCACATAACAGCTGATGGTACACATTTTAAAACTTGGAAAGCATCTTCATATAGATATGTTGCTTTATCAAGAGACTTGTTATCAAGATGGGGTGGGCCTTTTGAGTACGGAGATTACATCGTAATCGAAGGAACTGGTGATAGAGATGGAGTATATCAGGTTAGGGACACAATGAACCCTAAATGGACAAATAGAGTGGATATTCTTACGACTAATGATAGATTTAAATATGATAATATTACCATGTATAAATATGTTAATGAAGATTATTTACTAACACATAACTAATAAACAAGAGGAAGCACAATATGAAATGTATGATGAGTGTGGATGGCTCTAACATAGTTAGAGTATCTGATGAACAAGCAGCTAAATTATATCACGAGGGTTTTAGATATGTATCTAAATCATTATGGAAAGAAAAAGTTCGTGATGTAAAAAAACCAACTGAAAAACCTACCAAAACAAAATCTAATAAAATGTCTAGAGCGACTAAAAGACATTTGAGGAAATCAAAATAAGTGATAAATAAATATATTGTATTAACTATAGGAATATTTATATTGAATAATATTCTGATATGGTATCAGCTTAATTCTCAACTTGTTTGGGATTGGGCTAAAGGTACTAAGTCTATGTGGATTATGTCTTTGTTTGGTATTCCGATAAGTGTGTTATTTTGGTATGCTACTAAATGGGGATATATTGGATTTGGCAATTTGTGGGCTGTAAGATTTTTAGGTTTTGCAACTTCAATGATTACATTTCCTATTATGACTTATTTTTATTTGGGAGAAACCATAACTTTAAAAACTTTAATTACTATACTGTTAGCTTTAATTATTATGATATTACAGTTATTATGATCTTTATTATTAAATTAGTTGATCTAATTGATCTATAATTAGTATAGTTTTCCAGAAAACAATGAAAAAAAATTGTAACAGTATTGTAACAAATAAAAAAAAGCTTGGATAAATGAAATATAATTTGTATATTGTAAGTAATATAGTAAGGAATCAAAATGTCATTTAATAATTTTTTTGAAGAAGTAAAAGAAGAATTTAATTACGAAGAGAAGAAAAAAGAATTTATAGATAATTTGGATATGTTGAAATCTATGTCTGTTGAAGAGCAAACACTCTACAAAAAGTGGCAAGAGTTTAACAAGAATCCTGACTTTCAAAAATATGTTTATAAGTTTGATTTATTCTCTCAGAAGATTTGGAAACCAACGGATATAAATAATTTAGAATTAACAATATCTGAAATTCAAAATCTTGACCCTTATGTTGAAATTATAGATAATAAAAATCAACAATCGGTTGAGAATTGGACACTTCTTCGGAGACTTATTCATTCAATGGAATATGTGGCTAATCCAGGTAGAAACATTAAAGTGATTGCTAAAGATAGAAATACAAATAAAGTTTTAGGTATGATGTCATTGGGTTCAGATATTACATCACTTGGTGTTAGAGATGATTACATTGGTTGGACTAAAGATAATAAATTTAAAGATGGTAAATTAAGATGTACAAGCATTGGAACATCCATTGTAGCGACTCAACCATTTGGATTTAACTTTCTTGGTGGTAAGTTAGTTGCTATGTTATTAACTGATGAATCTCTCAGACAACATTGGAAGAAAACTTATGGTGATGAATTAGTTGGATTAACCACTACAGCATTGTATGGTGTTCATTCAATGTATAATGGAATACCACTTTGGAAAACTCTCGGTGAATCTGCTGGTAAGATTGCATTGAAGCCTGATGATTCAGTTTATAAACCTTGGCTTGATTGGATGAAAGATGAAAGAGCTGATGACTATAAAAGAATTATGACACCAAAAGAAGGTGTATCAGGTCCTCCTACGGGAGTTAAACAAACATTAATAAATTATATGTTTGGTGAATTGGGGATTGTTAAATCACATTACAATCATGGATTCAAACGTGGAGTTTACTTTAGTTCATTCTATGAAAACGGAAGAGAGTTTTTAAGAAATGAAATTAATGCTGATGAATTAATTATGAGACCAAAGTTTGCTCAAGGTTCTGAATATATTAATAAGTGGTGGAAAAGAAAAGCAATTAAAAGATATACCAAGTTACACACAGAGAATAGATTAAAGCCCGAGATACTTTATTATTCGGATATATTAGGAATGACTTGGGAACAATGTAAAGAAAAATATTTAGGAGAAGTAGGTAGATGATAAAAGATATAAGTGATTATTTTGTAGATAAAAATAAAAGTACTCAATATGATTATAAGATATTACTTTATGGTAATTACACATATAGACAAAACTTAGAGGCAGATAGTTTGGTTGAGGTGTTAAGACACACGATACCATTTATTAGTAAAAGATGGAAAGTCCATTTTACTTTATTAATACCTGAATTTGTTCAATCATTAGATTTTCCAAATGTCGACCAAAGAATATATGAGTTACCAACTTATATAAATACAATGAGACAACACTTCAACACGAAACAATTTATGAAGCATGTTGATTGGAGACATAATGATTTTGATATTGTTTATACTCATCTACCAGAACATACTTTACAGATAGCTAATTGTCTTAGTAATAATTCAAATCTATCACCAAAGTATATTGGTTACTCACATTGGTTTGAAGTTCCACAAAACGCTCCATATGGTGATAGAGGTGGAATGCATAAAGATGACCCAGCAAGAGCATTGTATTTAAGTGTCGCTGGTTTATTAATGCAAGATGAGTGTGGAGTGAATAGTGATTGGTTGAAACAATTAACAATCAAAGAAGCAAGTAAACATTGGAATCAAGGAGTATTGGATAGATTACAAAAAATTATTCAACCACATTATCTTGGTGTTGATAGAGTTAATATAAGAAAAGATTATAAAGATAAAACAGTTGTATTTAATCATAGAGGTGCTGGATACACTGGTTGGGAATGGTTTGTAAAAATATGTGATGAAATATGGGAACAGAGACAAGACTTTAAAGTATACACTACACTAACACAAGTCGATAGGCCGTGGAATGAAAGAGTTAATTGTGAAAGTCGTGATGAATATATGGATTTTTTATCTACTATGAAATTTGGTGTAGGAACATTTCAAACATATTCAGCTTGGAGTATTTCAACAACTGATGGTTTTTCAGTTGGTGTTCCTTATTTGTTACCGAACAAACTTTGTTATCCTGAAATGACAAGTGTTGCTAAAAACCCATATCCTTATTTGTATGATGATAGAAATGACTTTATCAAGAAGTTTAATGAGATGTTGGATAATCCAATTACATATGATACAAGTGATTTAGCAGACAATATGATTTGGGAAGAAAGAATATCTAACTGGTTTGGTGGTTGGAAAGATGTATTTAATTTAGAGTCAGTTAGTGAAACAGATAGTGTTTTAAAAATTAAAGACTTTATTAAAGACAAAGGTTTTGTAACTAAGAAAAATATTTTAGACTATCTTGGTTGGGGTGTAAGAATTAAATTTAGTCCTTATAGAAATGCTTTAAGAAAATACAAAGAAATTAAATTTACCAAGTATGGTTATGAATGGATAGGAGAATAAATGAAAAAATTATCAGCAGAACAAATACAACAAAATTGGAATACATTGATAGATGTTATCAATGCACATATTGGTGATGATAGAAGAGATAATTTATTAAAGATGTATGATGACTTTCAAGATAGAATGATGTTCGCACCTGCAAGTGCTAAAGGACATTTTCACAATGCGATGCCAGGTGGATATGTTGAACACGTTCTTCATATTGTAAGTCACTCACTTGAGATTAAACAAATGTGGGAAAAAAATGGTGCTGAGATTAACTTCACGGATGAAGAGTTAGTGTTTGCAGCTTTACATCACGACTTAGGTAAAGTTGGAGATTTAGAACATGACTATTATATCCCACAAGATTCAGATTGGCACAGAAAAAATCGTGATGAGATTTATAAACATAATCCATCTTTACAATATATGAAAGTGCCTGATAGAGCATTATGGTTACTTCAACATTATGGTGTTAAGGTTACTGATAAAGAATACATTGGGATTAAATTAACAGATGGGATGTATGATGAAGCTAATAAAGCTTACTTGATGTCTTATAATCCTGATTTTGGACTTCGTTCCAATATGCCTCATATCTTACATCAAGCTGATATGATGTCAACTTATATTGAATCAGATGAGTGGAAGCGAGGTAGTGAAACTGAAGAACCAATGAATACAAAAGTTCCAAAAACAAAAGATGAACAAAAACAGATAGACAACTTAAAATCTAAATTTGACGAGTTGTTTAATTAGGAGATATTATGTGGATAGGCTTAACAATATTATTTTTCTTTACAAGTATATTTACATCTACTTTGGTGTATTACTCATTACGAAGAATAACACAATATGAAGAATTGATTTTACAGATTCAACAAGTAATTAAATTCTCAACAGAAAAAATGAAACTTGTTGATTCAAAAGGACATTATGAATCAGATGATGAGACTGGTTTTTTCTTTGAACAATTAAAACAAATTCAATTATCCTTAGATGGAATATTTGAAGAGGAGATGCAAAATGTCAAAAAAGAAAACTAATGATGTAAAAGCAGAGATTAAAAAAATAACAAAAAAGAAAAAACGAAAAGTTTATTTTGGTCAAGAGGTTCAAGATGCTGTTGTAGAATATAATTCATCAACCGATGATAATGAAAGAAATGAAATTTATGGGACACGAATACATGCAGCATTTGATAAATTAGCTGAGAATATAATCAATACTTTTAAATTTACTTATTTTGATTATGGTTTTCAAGATATAAAAAATGAAGTAGTTGCTTTTATGGTGATGAATATGCATAAGTATGACCACACAAAGGGTTCGAAAGCGTTTAGTTATTTTTCAGTTGTGGCTAAAAATTATTTAATTCTACACAACAATAATAATTATAAAAAATTAAAAAGTCATAGTCAAATGGAAGTGTTAGATAGAGAAAGAAATGTAACTTATGGAGAATACGACTACCAATCATTAACTGATGAAATAATAGGATATTTTGATTCTAACATAAATTCAATATTTAAAAAACAAAGAGATTTAAAAATAGGTTACGCTATAATTGACTTAATGAAGCAAAGAACTGAAATAGAAAATTTTAATAAAAAAGCACTTTATATTTTAATAAGAGAAATGACTGATGTTGAAACATCTCATATAACATCTGTTGTAAATGTTCTGAAAAAACATTACAAAAAATTAGTTGAAAAATATCATAAAAACGGAACTATTTTAGTTGACGACACAAAATACTTTTTTTAAAAACATTTTTTTAATTATTTAAAAGTTTTTATTTTATACAATTTCCTACAAATTTTATATTTATATATGAATAAATACATCTTGAGGAAATTGTATGTCAAACGATAAAGAAATATTTGAGGGTAAAACCTTTCAAGACCTAACAAAAGATATTTACGAAAACACTACAAAGCGTAAAGTTCAAATAGATTTGTTAATATCGGAAATACACGGATTCATAACAACTATAGATGATGTGGTTATGGTCGCACCAATAATAAAAGAATACATGGATACAGCTGTTCGTAATGATGAACACTTAGTAAAACTCGCTGGTGTACTACAAAGAATTATTTCTAAATCTCAAGGTGACTCAGATGAATCAATGTTATTAAGTGATGAAGAAAAGGCTGAATTGATGGATACTCTACAAGATACAGTTAATGATTTACAAAATGAAAGTGATAAACTTGAAAATATAAAAAACAAAACAATTGATTTGGGGAATAACTAATGGGTTCTGTATTTACAACATCAAAAAATGTAAAAGCTAAAAGTGCATTTGGAGTTAAATCAGTAATACCTTTTTATTTACAATTTGTTCCAGGAGTTGTTGTTGAATCAATAACTCATCCTGATGTAATAAATTCGTATAATGAAGTTAATAATATTAATTCTATAATAGCTGCGCCTCACATTACTGATAGTAAAACAGTTAAAAAAAGAAGAGGTCAACTTAGTGATAGTAATAGATATTTTCCTTTATTGAGAGGTATATTTGAAGTTCCTGCAAAAGGAGATCCTGTTTTACTTTGTACTATTGGAGGTAAACAATATTATTTAGGTCCATTAAACACAGATAATCATCCAAATTGGAATAAAGATAATTTGTATCAAGCTGAAAGAGCTGTTGGTAAAGATAAAAAAATTTTAAAAAATAATGAAAGATTAGCTAAAGGTGAGTCATTAAATTTTAAAAAAAAAGATTATCATAGATTAGCAAAAAGACCAAAATCTGATTTAGATGAAAGTGTATCTATTAATGAGGTTCATGGTGATATTATGTTAGAGGGCAGACATGGAAACAGTATTAGAGTTGGTAGTAGAAATGTAAACCCTTATATTTTTATTTCAAACGATAGAGGTGGGCAATATAATATTCAAGAAACTTTAGCTGATGGTTCTTTAATCAGTATTACAAGTAACGGAACACTCGCTCAACATTTTGGTGGTTATAAAAAAATTATATCTGAAAAGCCTCAAGTTGCTGGCAACAATGAGGGATTTTTAGAAAGAGAAATTGAAGAAGTATTTGGATTTACATTAGCATCAGACACTATTGAATCTCCAAACAGATTACTTGGTAAATTAGTTTCAAGTGTTAATGGTAATCAAGATGTTAAACGATTAGTTTATGATTATGGTAATAACAAAAAAGAAAATCAATTATTTTTACAATCAGATAGAATAACTTTAAATTCAAAAACGGATGATATTTATTTATCATCAATAAAAGATATTCATATTGGTACTGGTAGACACTTAACTATATCAACCAATAAAGATTTAGTCGTAGAATCTGAAAGAACATTTTTAGGTAATCCAAATGCTGAAGGTGCTGAAATGGAGCCAATGGTTTTAGGTAATGTGTTGTTAGAAATATTACGAGATATTTTAGGATTACTAAAAGAAGCTCAAGGTGTATGTACAGGAGCTCCAATACCATTAGTTGATGCGACAATGTCACCATTATCAGTTCCAGGTGGTAAAATATCGGCAATAGAACAAAAATTAAATAATATTATAAGTGGTAAACATTTTATTGAAAAATAAAAAATGAGGTAATTATGAAAAAGAAAAAAACAAATATAAAAACTATAATTAGACAAATCGTTAGAGAAGAGGTTGCGATGGCTATTGGTGAGGTAATAACTGAATTAAAGCAACCAACTCAAACTAAATCACAACCTAAAAAAATTATTGAGAAAAAATCATTTACAAAAAATTCAGTATTGAATGATGTATTGAATGAAACAGCTCAAGATGGTGAATGGAAAACAATGGGTGGTGGGGAATATACTTCAGATAGAATGAATGAAGTTATTGGAAAAAACTATGGTGACATGATGAATGGAACACAACAAGTGCCATCAAGTGACCCTATGAGTCAATTCTTAAATAAAGATTACAGTCAAGTGTTAGAAAAGTCAATAGAAAAATCTAATCGAAAACTTGGAAGATAACAATGGGATTAAAACAAGATTTAATAGATGCTAAAAAAGAGGGATTAAAACTCGCAGGTGCAAGCGATGATGCTATTAAAAAAGCTGAGGAAACACTTGAGCCGCAAGCTCAATTAGAAGTTGATGCTATTGTTAATTTTTTAACTAAAGCTAAATTTAGGGTTACACAATTTAATGCTCCAGTAATATTAGAAGATTTTAAAATACCAGAGCAAGGTGTAAATATTGAATTACAAACTTTACTTGGCGATAAAGCTCCGATTTTAGATACTATAAAAAAAATTCCAGGAGCTGCAGCATTGGTTGCTCCTCTTGAAGATGCTCTTAGAAAAGCTATAAAACCACTATTGGAGGGTGGTTCTAAATTACCACCACTTGAATTAAATAAAGACTCCACAGGACTTAATGCTTCTGGATACACATTTGTTGGAACAGATCCACAAACACAATCTGAATTTAATGTTGATAGCACAGATGGTCAACAAAATTATACAACTGTAGAATTGTTAAAAGACGATATTGAGGACTTATTATAATGGCTGTACAAGATACATCACGAAAACCATATATAGTTGATAATGACTCGAACATAAAAGTTGGTTTATCTTTACCATTGAGAAGAGAGGATGCGAGTGATGGTTGGTTTGCAACAACTTCAACAACCATTGAAGCTGTAAAAAATAATATTATTAATTTATGTAGAACCAATACAGGTGAAAGATTAATGCAACCAAATCTTGGTTTAGATTTAAGAGGATTATTATTTGAACAAATTGATGAAACAACCATATTCAATATACAAAATAAAATATTAGATGCTTTAAAAATATGGTTGCCTTTCGTGGAAGTTCACAACATTGAAGTAGTTACAAATAATGAAGATACAAGCGTATCTCCAACTCAAGTTTTAGTAAAGATAATTTTTAATATTGCACAAGATCCAAATACTATCGATTCAGTAAATTTAAATTTTTCAAGTGAAATATCAGATTCAGGTGATAGTGCAGCTGGTGGTGGTGGTGGTGGATACTAATGGAGATAAAAAATGGCTACATATAATACAAACAAATTTTCAAAATCTAATGTAAATTATTTAAATAAAGATTTTAGTAGTTTAAAAAGTTCTCTTATGAATTATACAAAATCTTATTTTCCAAATTCATATAGAGATTTTAATGAAACTTCTCCTGGTATGATGTTATTAGAAATGAATGCATATGTTGGTGATGTGTTATCGTTTTATGTAGACCAACAATATCGTGAAATGTTATTACCATTAGCTGAAGAAAGAAGAAATGTAATAAATTTAGCAAATATGTTTGGGTATAAAGTTAAGCCAATCGTTCCAGCTTTTGTTGACTTAACTTTTTCACAAGATTTAAATGCTAATCCAAATGATAGAAGCACTGTTGATTATTCAACGGGTGGAGTTTTTAAACCCGGCATACAAGTTTTTGGTACAGATTCTTCATTAATTTTTGAAACATTAGACTTTGTTGATTTTCAAATATCAGGCTCACACTCCGTAGACACGAGTGAAATCGCATCATTTACTGAAGTTGGACTAGCAGATACTTATACTTTAAAGAGAACAGTTAGAGCTGTTAGTGCTAAAACTAAAACAATTTCTTTTAATATAGGAGCTCCTCAAAAATTTAAAAAAATAACTATTACAGACACTAATGTTATTGATATTATTTCTTGTGTAGATTCAAATGGAAATAATTGGTATGAGGTTGATTATTTAGCACAAGATAAAGTTCCTGTTTTAACACACTATACAAATGATTCATCTAGAACTGATGCTTATAATTCTTCGGATAATGAATCAGAGGCTACTGCTGTTCCATATTCACTTCAATATGTCGAAGCTGGAAAAAGATTTACTCGTGAAACAAATGAAGATAATACAACATCATTGGTTTTTGGTAATGGTATATTACAGAATGGAAGCGATTTAAATAATGAATTTATTGATTTGGAGCAAGTTGGGATTGTAATACCAGGACAACAAAATGACATAGACTCTTCTATAGATCCATTATTAGGTGACGAATATTCAACACTTGGTGAAACACCAAACAACACAACTTTAACAATTACTTATCGTGTTGGTGGTGGTATAAATGCAAATGTTCCAAGTGGTGATATATCAACTATTTTATCAGGTGAGGTTGCTCCTGGTTCTTCAGCGGCTGTTGATGTATCTGATTTATCTGTAGTTAATAATAGTCCTGCTATTGGTGGTAGAGATGAAGAAACCATAGATGAGATAAGAGAAAAAACAAAAGCTTACTTTACAACACAAAATAGATGTGTAACTAAAGAAGACTTTGAAGCTAGAATAATGAATCTACCATCAAAGATAGGAAATATAGCAAAAGTTTATGTTACGAGAAATGTTGGGACAATAGATGAATTATTCTATCAACCATCTCAACAATTTGGAATAGCGATTGATAATTTAAATACAAATATAAATCAGTTTGCAGCGAGTTATTTAGAATTTTTAAATTTTGCTAAAACTGCATTTGAAACAAACACCGCAGATGATGTTTATAATAGAATATTAGAATTACAAGAGGCTGAAGGTGCATTCGATACAGGAATTTCATATGTAAGTGATTTAGGAGCTAGTGTGGCTGCACAATATGGTGACTTATCAACTTCTCTTGTTGATGCTACATATAATTCATCTGTAAGAATTTATTTATTAGGATATAATTCAGCAAAAAATTTGGTTGGAAATCCAAATGCTAACAATGCGAACATACAATCTAATGATAAAATACCAAAAATTATGATAGATAATATATCAACTTATCTAGACCAGTTTAGAATATTAACTGATTCTTTAATTTTTACTGATGGATATATTGTAAATTTTGGTGTGTTTTTTGATGTTATTGTTGACAAATATGCAAATAAAGAACAAGTAAATATACTTTGTAATGATGTTATAAAAGAGTATTTTAGAATAGATAAAATGCAATTCAATCAACCAATATTTTTAAGTGATTTAGAATATGAGTTGATGGGTGTAGAGGGTGTTCGTTCTATTGGACATGTAACCATAACACAAAATCAAGATTACAATGCGACTAATGGTAGTGGGGATGCATTAGTAAACAGAACTTATCGTTATTCAATAAATCCATCAACAGGTGAAGTTCAAATTGACTCTCAAGGTACACAAAATTATGGATATTTTTATGATTTTGAAGCGGCTTTAAATGAAGATAAGTCAATTATTAAACCACCAAAAATTTCAACACCAACAGTATTTGAATTAAAAAATCCTAATGTAAATATAGTTGGTAGAGTGAGGTAATTAAACAATGGAAAATTATCAAAATTTAATATTTATTTATGAGAAACACTATCGTAATTTTCGTGGAGACTTTAAATGGGCAACTTAAAGAATAAAGTAATATCAAGTAATTTTCAAAAATTACTTCAAATTTCATCTAGTAATGAGGTAGCAGACGGTACTGGTTCAGCCACCCCATTATCAATAGACAAAGTTAATTCAAGAATAGGTATAGGAGTAAAAAACCCTAAGCTTCCAGTAGATATTGTTGGTACACTTAATATAAGTGGTTCTGAATTATTTCCAACATCTGGAAGTGTAGAGGAAGAATTTAATCCTGAAATAGTATCAATTATATCAACTGGTTCAATTATACCACATACTCCAGAGGGTGCTACTACGGGTTCTTATGATTTAGGTAGTGCAACCAATCCTTGGAGAGATTTATATTTATTTTCTGGCTCTTTAAAAATTGTTAACAATGGTAGAGTTGTTTCACTCACAGGACAAGATTTAGAAGAATTAAAAAGTGGACAAATACCATCTTCACGATTAAGTGGTTCAGCCAAACCAGGAGTTGTTGATGCCGGGTTAATAAGAGCTTTAGCAGCCGGTACAACATTAGATGATGATACAAGAATTTTAATGAATACAGCTAACCAAATTAAAATGCAAGCAGGTGGAGAGGAGTTTCTTAAATTTCAACAACAGAATTTATTTGATGCATCTCATGTTCCTACACTCTTTCTTGGTGTTAATACTAGCTCAGCTGAATACCAAACATCAATTTTATCACATGCTTCTGCTAGTAGAGATTTTTATGTAAGTGGTTCTCAAAATGTAATTGGAAATCTTATAGTTAGAGGTGATGCTGAAGTAAGAGGTAATTTAACTTTTGGAAATGAAGATACAGATAGTGTCTCATTTGGAGCGGATATAAGCTCTTCTATTAATCCAGATGTAAGTGGTCTCTATGATTTAGGAAATACATCAAAAAGGTGGAGAAATTTATCTACTCAATTTATAGGAATAGATAGTTCCATTGAACAAATTGATGTTGGTACAATAAGATTAACAAATAATACTATTAAACCAACGATTGATGGAGGTAATATAACACTTTCTCCAGTTGGTTCTTCTACAGTAGTAATAGGTAATGAAAATTTTGAAAGTAATTTTCTTGATAGATTAACAGTTCACGGAAATATAAGTTCGAGTAATAAACTTATAGGTACTGAGTTAATCTTGAATAGTCCTCTTGACAGCTTTGGCTTCCCTTTACCAGAAGCAAGAATATTAGGACCAGGAAGTGATTTAAAACCTACTGATATTTTCGTAATTAGACAAGGTAGCGTATCTTTAAACAGTGGAAATTTAACTATAAGTGGAACATTATCTGTTCCTGGAATTAGTGATGTTTCGGCTTCATTAGCGGCTGCAGTATCGGGCTCTGATAATTTAGGAAACCATACTGCTACACAAAATTTAAATCTAAAAGGAAATAGCATTATAAGTGCTTCAAATATATCTTCAAGTGGAAATCTTGAAGTAAACACTATAATAATGTCAGCGAGTGCTGGACAATCATCTTCAATTTCTTTTAATTCAGGATTTCAAAGTTACAAAATAAATGCGACTGATGATAATTTTGAATTAAATGATTTAACTAATAATAATACAATACTTTTTTCTGACCATACTCTTTTTTCAACTGGAGAAATTGGAATCGGCACTAAACTACTCTCAAATAAAACAGGTTTTAAATTAACTGTTGGGGGAGGTATAACTGCTAGTAAAGGAACATTTGGAGGAATACTTCAATCTAAAAATCAACTTATTACTGGAAGTATTGATGCTACTGAAAATATAACTGCTTTGGGTGATTTACAAATTAATGATATTACTGCTAGTGGAAACATAACCGCTAGTGGAACAATTACTGCTAGTTCTATGTTATCAAAAACATTTACAGTATCAACTGGTGGTACATTTAATGATAGTGGTGGAGCTTCAACATTTTTAGTAAAAGGAAACAATGATGATACTTTATTTAACGCTAATGTTGGTGGACAGGATAAAATAGGTATAGGTGGATTTGCCGCGGCAGTTGGTAGTAAAGTACAACTTACAGGTGATTTAAGTACAACATCACACATAACTTCAAGTGGTGAAATAAGTGCTTCATCAACTGGTTCATTCTCTGAATTAAATATTGGTGGTGGTAAATTCACATCAGCTTCATTCGCTGCAGCGGCTGCAGGTGCTGATAATTTAGGAAATCATACTGCTACACAAAATTTAAGTCTTGGGGATTTCAATATTATTGATGTTCTTGGTATAAGTGCTAGTGGAAACATAAGTGGAAGTAGCGTAAGTGCAAGTAATGGTTTTCATGGAAACTTAACAGGAAATGCAACGACAGCTACTTTAGCTAGTGGGTTAGATGGAACTCCTTCTATAAATGTAACAAACATAACCGCAAGTGGAAACATAAGCGCAAGTGGAAACATAAGTGCAAGTGGTGATGTGAAAGGTTCAACATTAACTGGAACTTTAACAACTGCAGCTCAAAGTAATGTAACTTCATTAGGAACATTATCTACTTTAACTGTTGGTGGACAAATAAGTGCGAGTGGTGATATTAAAAACAACTTCGGTACTATAATAAGTTCAAGTGGTGATGTATATTTAGAGGGTAGTTTTTTTCAAAGTAATATAAAACGATTAAGTCTCGGTAGTATAAATGAATTTCTCGGTGATATAAGTTCAAGTGGTGATTTATATGTTGGTGGATTTGATATATTTGGTGGAACAGTAAAACGACTATCTCTTGGTTCAACAAATTTATTTTTTGGTGATGTAAGTGCGAGTGGTAATTTCTCTACTAATGGTAATATAACATCCAGCAACATACTTGCTAAAGGTAATATTAATATTGGTGATGATATAGAAAATCCAAATGTTGTAATAGATAAAACAGGACACATAACCGCAAGTGGAGATATAAGTGCGAGTGGACAAATAACAGCTTCATCATTTAAAGGTGATGGTAGTGGATTGACAAATGTTACAGCTACTTTACCAAATGGGACAATATCAAGTTCAACTCAAGTGTTCACAGCTATCACTTCAAGTGGAGACATAAGTGCAAGTGGTGACATCTTTGCAGATGAACTTCGATTAACTGGAGATATTATTTATAGTGATGGAACGGCGAGATTAACACTTGGTTCTATTAATACATTTACAGGTGCAATAAGTGGAAGTGGTGACTTACACGTTCAAGGGGATATAACCGCAAGTGGAAACATAAGTTCAACTATAGTAATATCACCTTCAGCAAGTTTAACCAATATAACTACAACTAACATAACCGCAAGTGGAGATATAAGTGCAAGTGGAACTGGTTCATTTACTGGAGGTGGGTTATTTGATGGTAATGTAACAGTAAATGGAACTACACAATTTGGTCAGAATGTACATCTGACGGGGTCAGGTGCATTGGCCTTTAATTCTTCTGTAGAAAATCCATCTTTGGGTAATGATTTTATTTCGCATGAGCTTCATCAGGGAATATTAATACAGGCTGATGATAAAGTTACAGTAAGGCCATCTTTAAATGTTTTAGGAAGCATAACCTCAAGTGCAAACATAAGTGCAAGTGGTAATCTTATACTTGGTGGAAACATAAGTGCAAGTGGAACACAACATATATTTGGTGGAAATGTTGGTATCGGAACAACAGCCCCAACAAAAGAATTACAAGTAGCAGGTGACATAAGTTCAAGTGGTAATATTAAAAATAATGCTGGTATTATATTAAGTTCAAGTGGTAATATTGTAACAAATGGAAACATAAGTTCAAGTGGAACTATAACAGCCGGTGGTTTAGATATAAATGGAACTACTGATATGATTGGATTAAACCTAACAAGTCATTTAACTTCAAGTGCAAACATAAGTTCAAGTAATAGTTCAACTGGTTCATTTGGTTCTATGGTATTAAATAATTTACCAACAAACAAACCAACTAGGTCAGGTTCATTATGGTTGTCAGGAAGCGCTGGAGCTGGTTCTAAATTTTTAGTAGTGTTTACAGGTGAATAGGAGAGAATAAATGCCAAAACAAATTAATAAAAAAGTAGTAACTAGAACAAGAAGGGAATCTGATTCCATAAAGTATACATTAAATGAAGCTACCGAATTACTTAGCTTTCCATTTGTTTTTAATGAACTATTAACTCCAGATTCTTTAAATACACAACTTGGTGGTACAACCACTGGTGGATCTTCAAGTTTAATTGGACAAATAATTGGTGAAGGTGAATCGGCTATATTTGATAATGTAACTGGTGAATTTATTGGAAGTTTAACTGAAATAAGTCCAGACAAAGCTTATTGGTTAAAACCATCTGATTCACATGGTACAGTATTTCAAAATGTTGATGCTACAATAACGGGAGAAATTAGAAACCATCAAGATTTTTATTATTTACATATAGGAGCTAATTTAGTTTCTTATGCACTTCCTGAAAATTCTACATTTGCTAATGCTGTTGAAACAGGCTCGACTGGACATAATAGTTTAATCGCTCAAGACATCACATCAATTATAGGAAATGGTGAAATAGCCGTTTACAATACTGACCTTGGACAATGGACTGGAAATTTAGTTACCAATGGTTTTACATCAGGATCTGGTTATTGGTTTAAAACAAATGTTGGTGGAGCTAAAGCTCTGTGGAAAGTCCAAGATTTTCTTGACCTTCCTGGTGATAATGAAGGAACATGGGTGCCATGCACTGATGTAGGATTTGATGAATCAGGTACTTATGGAAAGGGCTGTAATTTTGTAGGTAGTGCTACTCCATTCCAATCACCTTGGGGTGGTAATGGTAATACCAACATAGGTATAGGTGGTCCTGGCCATTCTTTTGGACACAGACCAACTACACATTATAATTCATTATTATGGGATAATAATTTAGGATTTGGTACAGGTAGTTTATTTGATTCAGCCTCTAATGATTTGTCAGGATCTGCGGATGGAACTAATGATTATATAGTTGGATTTTTTGCAACAGCTTCAGCTGCTTTTCCAAATCCAGCTTGTATCGGAGCTCAAGCTTGGCATACACACACAATGGGGTTAGCTGGCTCATTTGGTGCTAATGATACAATGATTATATTTCAACTCTATGGAGATGATGGTGAACTCACACCACCATTTATACAATACACAGACCATGAACAATTTGGAATACCAAAAGTTGGAAGTCCGTTAGATGTAAAAGTTTACGACCCACGAAGAGGAAAAATAGTTTCAGCTTCAATTCATGAAGTTGAATACACTGCAGGTAGGCCAGCAATAGGAGCAGAAACAATTTTATCAATGTCAACTAATTATGACTTTAGCTTATTTTCTTCTGGATCTAGTGGTATTGGACATAGGGGCGCAAAAGCAATTAAACTAAAAAGTTAGAGGAATGTAGAATGCGTTACTTCATAACACCTACACAAGATACTTGGATTTCAAATGGTTCATCCAAAATTACAGGAGAATCTTTTAAAGACCAAAACTTTGGTAGAGACCAAATACTTGAATTAAAAAAAGAATTTTTTAACAATTCATTTGACCATCAAACGAGAGTTTTAGTGAATTTTGAGGGAACTGATTTTACAGATTTGAGAGAAAAAGTTCAAAGTGGGGCGATTACAAATCCAAAATATTTTTTAAGACTTTATGAAGCTGAGGGAAATGCTGAGTTGTCAACAACTTATGATTTAGTTGCTAATCCATTATATCAAGCTTGGTCAGAGGGAACAGGAAAATTCGGTGATAGGCCAAAAAATACTAATGGATGTAGTTGGGAAAATACATTTAATCCAATTGGTGGTAATGAGATTACATGGAGTTTTAATCCAGACGCATCTCCTCAATTTATAGAATTTGATTCGACATTTGAAGAAGCTGAAAGCTTTTTTAACTCAGTTAGTTCAAGTGACTTTTTAAGTGGTAGTAGTAAAAATGGTGGTGTTTGGATAATAGATAAAGGATTCGAAGCTTCACAATCATTTAATTTACAAACACCTGATATTGAAATGAATGTTACGGATATTGTCAATAAATGGGTGGACAAAGATATTGAAAACTATGGTTTCATATTGAGATTTAGTGGGAGTCAAGAAACCGATAGTGAAACATTTGGTCAACTTAAATTTTTCTCAAGAAATACTCATACGATTTATCAACCAAGATTAGAGGTTGTTTGGGATGATTCAAGTTTTTCAGACAAAGATACAAAAGGTAACATTGGAAATAATTCTCCATTGGTAGTTACAGGATTACAAGATAACTTTTTATATATGAAAGGATTGAAAGAAGAATATAAAGAGGGGGAACGAGTTAAGTTTAGAATTGGTGCTAGAAAAAGATATATTCAAAAATCTTTTACCACATCAGTACAAACTGTATCAGGCTCCTTTATCCCACAAGATAAAGGTTTTTATGCGATTAAAGATGTAGCCACAGATGAATTTATTATTCCATTTGATGATAATTTTACTAAAATAAGTTGTGACGATAATGGTAGTTATTTTATTCAATGGTTAGATGGATTTTATCCTGATAGAGTTTATAAAATTTTATTAAAATTAAAATACAATGATGGACAAGAGCAAATATTTGATGATGATTTTGAGTTCATTGTAAAGAGAGGTTAAATGGCCACAGAAGTTCTACTAGAAGCAATTTTAGATAAAATTGCAGATGCGTTAATTAACAGTTCATATGTTGATAAAGAAGATGTTAAACAAAATCAAAAAACAATCCGTGATGGACTTATATCAGTAGGTAGAGACAATTCACGAACACTAGTACTTTATCAAAAAGATATTAAAGCTAATGAAGAGGATTTAAGACAAGCGTCATTTTCTTATCAAGTTGTTGGAGATGGCAATGAGTTTGAAAATTCTTATACAGGAAATTTAAGTTCATTTTTTGACAGTTATCTTCCAGAAGATTACCAAGATATAAACTTAATCGATGTTATAATTGTTCCTGATGAGTTTGATAATATAAAATCAATTGAACTTAAAATTGAAACAGGACTGTCATCATATGTTCTTGTTGATGTGACTAATTTAATTTATGACCCAGTTAATAATAATCCCTTAAATATAAGTCAATTTTTATCATTAGAACAAGTTAAAACTGATATAAATGTAGAACAAGCTAATGAATTTTTAGATACAAATATATTTGAATTAATTCCTGAAGAGCAAGATAGACAACAACAAATAAATAATATTTTTTCTAACATAGAAAATTTATTACCACCTGAACCTAATTTTGATTTAAATAATGATGGAGCAGTTGATAGAGATTCTGGAGATAATTCTGAATGGATTGGTTCTTATGAATATTATTTAAATAATAGTATTTCAGCAACACAAGATACAGATGAAGCAACAATAGAAGAAAGTGAATCTTATATTACAAGATTGTCGGCGAATGCATCCGCTCAAAATGCAGGTAAAACAATTGAAGATTTAAGAGATAGGTTAAATAATTATCTTAAAGATATTGATGAACCGCCACCAGTTCCTCAAGATGAAAGATTGGAATATGAAAATAAATCACAAGGTTATTTAAAATTTAGAAATCTTAATCAAGGTATAATTATAAGAAATACTGATGGTAAATTTGTTGATAATTTAAATCCAGATACTCAAGATTATTTATTAAATGGTTTTACCATTACAATGTGGGTAAGATTTTTAGATAAAACATCAGAAGGAACTCTTTTTAATTTTGGAAATCCAACAAGAGAAAAAAACCCATTTGGTTTTAGGTTAGAAACCAATATTGCAGAAAACAATCAAAGATATATTAGATTATTAGTTAATGATAATTTAGGTAGTGGTGTAAATAATCCACCTCCTAGATTTTATGATTCACATATTGCAACTGAAAGTAATTCTAAAATAGACACCAACACTATAGAGGATTTAAATCTTATTGATTCAAATAATCAGTATACAAATGCTATAATACCTTTTGATTTTAATGAGTGGTATTTTATATTAGCAACTTATAATCCAAATGTTGATGAGTATAATTCTGATTATGGAAATATTAATAGTAATTATTGGCTTAATCATATTTTACAAAATGGAAATTTTACATCTCAATCTAATTTAGGAAACCGTTCAAAAGTTCAGTTAATATCAAAATCTCAATTGTTATTAGCTAGAGGATTCAAAACAAATAACTCAGAAGGGGTATAAGTTAAATGGCTTATGGTCCATATATTGACAATGAATCAGATGGATTTGGTGTTCCTGGAGTAGAAATAAAACCAACTTTATCAAGTCCATTCGATCCATATAGTGGTATTAATTTACTAAATGGTGCTTCTTGTACTCATATAGAAGTTGTAACTAATAATCTAATCGATTTTACAATACTTCCACCAGCTAGTTCATCAGCTGATGGAATTAATTATATTGTAAATGAATCACCTTATTATGCTAATGATGATATAGCTAACTATATGAGTCAAATAAATTGTTCTACTGAAATAAATCAAAATTTATCATTTTTTAATTCCATGATAGCTCAATGTAGTGATGGAACATCTGTTGTGATGGCAGAAAATATAGACACTCCTTTTTTAGATTTTCGAGATACTCAAAACCAAGAAATTACATACCAAAATCCTAAAGTATCAGATTTTATTCCAAATTTTGCTGATGGTTTTGATTCTTTTCAAGAAGGTGATTCGTTGGGAATACCAGCTATTCTGAATGAACCACAATCTATTATTGATGGAGAAATACATTCGTTTTACAATAGCCTAATAGAGCTAATGGGTAAAAAGTATTGTCAGGCTATGACTGGTGATAGTGATAGTTTTGTTAGTTATGAATTAGCTCCTGATTCTAATGATTATCTCCCTTATGCTTATTGGAGTTATCTTCAGCCATTTCAAGATATTGATTTAGATACTTCAGGAGCATATATATCAGGTTTTCTTAGCAGAATGCATGCAGAATATGGTCATACTGAGGGACTTCAAGTTGATGGTGCAGATGGTAAAACTTATTTTTTCAACTGGACAAAATTTAATTATTTTGACCTTAACGATAATAATTTAGTGGATGGTTCTCAAGAGTTTGCAGCACAAGGAAGACTTCTAAACAACATAGTTTGCAAACAAACAGCTACAGTATTTTTTAATAATGGTATTGACGCTTGTGATAGTAGGATAGAAAATATAAATTCTGATGCTTACCTTGCAACAGATTCAGATAAAAGACCATCACTTGGTTTATTCTCAACATTAACTGAAAATATTTCAAATAAATATTTTTCAACCCCATCTTCAGAACCTATATTTTCTAATATTTCAAAAGATAATTTAGTTCCAAATCACAATGGTTCTCAAGCTAGTCAATTAACTTATGATTGGGGAGGAGATGAGATTAATGATACAACTGGTCTTGGTTATAATATAGATGAAGATGGTGATACGATTTTTATTCCAAAAAATTGGGATTATATGGCTATGGATGGTATTGGATATACAATGATACATCCAATACCTCATTCTAACCCACCTGATACATGGCCAGGTGGTGAGTATCAATACGTACCTGAAGATTGGAGTCAAGCTGACAATCCTGCACCTCCACTTGAAGGTTCAGGCGGAGACTATTTGGGTTATGGTGGATGGTGCCCATATATTTATGTTGATGCTCAAAATTTTGCACAAGTTGAAGATCTTGATGGTTCAATGAACTCTAATAGTGTTTTATATGGTAATGAATATTTTAATGGTGATGATGGTAAATATTCTCCATTATTTTGGTTGAAGCATAAACCAAGTTTGGATGAAGCAATTATGAGTGAATTTGCATATTGGGTACAATCTAATGAATGTTATTCAAAAGGGAGATGTTTAAAATTTAAAGCTACGCCTGAATTTTGGCAAAATATTAAAGATGAAAGTTATATTGAGGAACTTTTTGATGACTTTAGTTATCATAAAGATTTATTTTTAAGATGTAAAGATTATTCTGGACAACAATATACAACTTTAAATCAACAAGTGAGAATATATAATAGAAACGATATGACTTTAAAACCATATACTTCTCTTACAGTTAAATTTAAAATGAAAACAACGGATATTACAGGAGATGAAATGCCTGCTGTTGAAGCTGGGGTTTATAGGAATAATCCCGGTGTAAGAGATACTTCGGAGGACTTTCCATATGAATATGATAATGGAGGAAGTGCTTACACATTTAGCAAAAGTTGGTTAGATACTAAAGGTAGAAACAATTCCATTAATGGTGCATCTTCAAATAGTCAATATAGATTTGGTGGAATGCAAAGATTTGAAAATAATCAATTAAATGTATGGGAAACAAAACAATTTACTTTTTACGCTAGTGATTATTTTAACCATCCATATTATAGCACTTCTGGAGTTTGTGATAATGGTATATGCGATGGGAATACAATAAAAGATGGAACAAATTGTAGTAGTGATACTGATTGTAATCGCCCAAATGATAATCCTGAAACACTAAATAATTTATGGTTTTTTACTCAAGCTGGTAATGATTTTAAAGGAACAGTATATCTTGATGACTTTGAGGTATTTCCTTCAGGTGAATTTAAACCGGATGTTGATGTTAGAAAGAGAAAAGGACCAGATGATTATGGTATAGCAGATTTAACTGAATATTATGATTCAACAATAAATCCTACAGAATACGCTGATACTTTAGCTCCATTAGAAGTTCAATTTTATTTTTATCCAAGATATCCAAAAGAAAATCCATTTAATTCATCTGAAGTTATGTATCATGATTTTAGAAAAGGTTTATTTTACATTTATGATATAGATTGGGGAGATGGTTCTCCAAAAGAATTTACATCAACACCTGAACAATTATTTGAAGATAAAGCACTATATCATACTTATGAAACCTCTGGTATATTTGAAATAAAAGCTAATATGATTAGACTTCAAGAAGATAGTGAAGATAATTCTGAAGGAGTAATACATAATAGAAAATTTACTTTAAGAATAAATATTAATGAAGGTGGAGATGAAGATTTTTTATTTTTTGATTCAAATGGATTTGAATTTATACCATATAGAAATGTTCTTCCCATGGTTGGTGGGATATCAAAAGAAAGTATTTATTATAAATCTTTAGTTAGGAATTTGGGTATTGTTGAAGATAATTTGGTAGAAATAGAATTTAATAATGAAGGTGATAGATTAAAAAATGAAATAGCATTATCTAAAATAGATAATTATTATAACAATTATTTTACTCTATTGGAAGAGTTTCAAAAACCAAGATATGCCGAACCCTTTACTGGAGAATTAGTTGAATATAATAGAATGGCTTTATTAAGTTTACAAACAGGTGGTGGAACAATAACTTTTGCAGCTGGTCCAATTTTAAATATTGATTATTGGCAAGATGATATAAGTTTTTATATGGTTGAAGATTTTGCAAATATGTTTCAAGATGCATGTGTTGCTGCGAATCCAGATTTAATAGATACACAACAATTAGCAGCGACTACACAAGTTGCAAATATGTTTGGGCCAAATCCTTTAAATGATAGTGAAGAATATAACGAACTTTGGACGGTATATAATTGTGTTGCTAATACAATGCAGGATTTAAATGGTAATCCAATAGATGAACCACCACCACCAGTATTCAATGGTTTGAACATTGAGAGCGATACTTTTGGTAAAGCATTGGGTGATGTGGATATAAATACTATAAGATATTTTAATCAACCAAAATCAATGTCAGAAATTTTAGGTTTTGACTGTGATACTTTTTCTGATGATAGTATTAATAATTATGTTAAAAATAATGATTTTTTATTAGGTAATTTATATTGGACAGAACAATTCACATGTCCTATACCCGAGACAGACTTTATTTTTGAAGATGGTGTAGCACTTTCGAGAGCTAGATTTGGTAATCAATATAATTCTATCAATCTACTCAATGATGCTAATAGACCAGATGTTAAAGAAGAAAATAATTATCAGTTTACTATAAGATATAGTTATTATGCTGATACTAATACGGATTACGTTCCTAAAGCAAATATTTCTTTTTATGATCCAAATTCTAATTGGAGTAGAATAAGAGGTTTTAATTTACCTCCAACCGGTAATGATAATGATTACAATATTTTGCAATTCACCTACAAAGCTAAATTTGATAAAGAAGCCATACGAATTAGAATAGGTTATGGAAAAGTAACTGATTCAAACAATGGATATTCTTGTGGATTTGGTGATGCTGATGGATATTGTCAATTTGCAACTGGTTGGCAGTATTCTGAATGTTATGATTTTAGAAACTATGGAGAAAGATGTACTATCGATCCATCTGGAGGAAATGGTTGTAATGCTGACACACGACAGCCTGAAATATATGAAAATCCTGTACAATTAAAAATTGATTCAATTCAAATATCCAACACAGATTTATCAGCAGATTATGATGGTAGTCTTAATACACTTGACGACTTTATTTTTACACCTTATTCTGAAAATCTTTTATCAGGTAATTGTATAGAGTATACAAGTGATAATCCAAATAGTGAAACATATTGGGGGAATATTATTCCTGAAAACTATTCTATATTTAATAGAGAGGGTATTGATTTAGAAGCTATAGATTCTCTTGGAACTCCAATTATAGATAGTTATTCACAACAAAATTGGTTACCGGATATTGATGGAAATACTCCTTATTATCCTGTTTTACCAAGATATCAACAAGATGGAACTTTTGGAATTGCTACTCCAAATGGAAACATACCATTTCCACAAAATGGACCAATTACAGATGAGTCATATTGGGATGAGTCTATGATTGTAAGTATAACATCTGAAGAAATTGAAACTGGTGTATTTGATGACAATGGTGGTAACAATAAAGGATTTGTGTTTTCTGATTTTAAACCACAACTTAATAAAGAAACTTTTCAACCAATTAAAACAAAAAAATTATTTAATGTAAAAAAATCAAAAACTAATGGAGCATTTTAATGCCTATTTCAAAAAAAATAGCATTTAAAAATAAACCAAATCCAAATTCATTTGGTCAATATGTTTTTCAAACAACTTTAGGTGATGAATTAAATTTGGGTAATTCAATCACAACAGAAAATTGGGATATTGTTAACCAGTTGGATTCACATCACGATGACTACTCACCAAGTATTGTGATAGAAAATGGAAATGCTATTTGGTCTCCTACATCATTACCCTCCTCTGAAGTATCTGATATACTTTTAAGTGGAAATCACATCGCTTTAAAATGGACGAAAGAACCTTTAGAATTAGGAGCAACATATCAAATAACAATTAATGTAGTATCTGCAGATGATAATGGTGCACTTTTTATAAATCAATCAAATCCACCTGATAATTTCTTGAATCTTCCACCTATATTTATGAATGGTGAAACTGGTATGCATACGATATTTTTTACACCTTATGATAGAACTGAACTTTTGATATTTAATAGTGGCTATGATGACAATATAGTGGTTAATTATATTTCTATTAAAAAAGTCGAAAGTTCAGCATTTGCAAATCCAATAAAATTAAATCTTCCAATGGGTGGTTCTCCAGCGGTTATTTATGATTTAGATATTTTACAAAATGTTCAATATGGTGAAATCCCTCCCAATGGTAATTATTGGGATTATCAGAATAATCAAGGTTATGGTGAAGGTTTAACCATTGGTTATGATGATGATACTCTTGAACAACTTTTACGGCAATATGGTTCTAATACAAATTTATTAGTTGATATTGATATCAGTTCAGGTACACATACAAACCTACTTAGATATTATCAAAGTGGAGCTGATTGGAATGGACTTGGAGACAAAAAGTGGGGCGTATTTGCAGGAAGCTTACAAAAAATTTTTAGTGTTAGTTTTTATACTGAAGAAATGGCGGAATTGAGAGAGGAAGTTTTTAATTACGAAAATTCTGATAGTGTTCCATCTTCTTTAGATAAATTTAGAGAACAAGATTTATATGCAAAATCTATTGGTAATAACATTAATGAACAAATTTTAAGTTCTAATCGATATATTACTTGTGAGGATATAGCAGATGAAATTCCTTTATCTTATTTAGGTGATACAGCTATAGAAATTATTGAATTAGATATCGGTGAAAGAGGTGGAGCTTCAGACCATTCGACAAAAGATGTGGTAGTTCAAGGTTGGATGTTTGATGGTAATTCAGGTAAAGATTTACTTTATAACAGTTCTAATAACCTTCGTAGTTATGATGACATTTATGATAATATAAAAGTTTTTGGTGCAGATATGCAATATGCTTGTATATTTTATGATAAGTTACCTGATTTTGATAATGATACTGGAGGACCTGGTAAAATAATACAGAATACAATAATTCTTTCAAATTTAGCTGCAGAACAACCACTTTATAATCTCGAATTACCTCAAGACCATACCAATCATCAATATGGTGAGCCAAATGGTTCATCGGGCACAGATATATCATTCGATCCAAATGCATTCGGAGAACTTACTTCAATATTAGAAGAGGATGACACTATATATAATCCAATTTATTTTGTTTTTTGGTTACATGGTGACCACCGAAAGCCAGGTCCAGGTAATGATAAAAAACGAAAGTCAAGATTTTATGTATGTGAATTAAATCAAATTCCTATATGGAATGATGGACTTGGAATAGATGGTAATACTGAACAATATTTTGAATTTAGTGAAAGTGATTTTGATGTTAAAGAAGAAGATGATTCTGACGCGGACATGTCAAATATGAGGGTTAAAAAATTTATAGTTAGAATTGCTAATATAGGTACTGATTTTGAAGCGATACCAGCACAATATCAACAATATGCTTCAGAAGTATTACCTCGTTCTATTCCTTTAAAATATGATAGATTATATGAAACAGAAGACATTTTGACTATTTCACCATTAAATGAAATTAATGCGAATATAACATATCCTTGTCAGCAAATGGATGAATATACAGATTGGGAACCTGTCAGTAAAGTATCAATTGGAAGTTCTTATGATTCAGCAGGAAATCTACAAGTTTATGATGAAGATGAATTTATTAAATTATCTAAATCAAGTCCAGCTACAATAAATTTAGATTTTGATGTATCTCTTTTAGATAAAAATAAAGATATACATGAATTAATAGTTGGTAGTTACCAAAGCTTTAGTGAATTTATTTTTTATGTTATTGATTGGGATGATGTTGACAATAAATTTAAAAATTGGAACGATGTTATTGATGATTACCCAACATCATTAGATAGTTTAGTTAGTAAGCAAAATGATAATACATATTTTTTCAATAAATTTGGCACACCTTTAACTAATGTATATGGAACTCCAGGAATTAAAAATATAAAAGCTGTTGTTTTTAATTACGATTATAGAGAATCCGCGATTACACCTATAAGGTGGAAATTCGTTCATGTTAAATTTTTCTTAAATATCCCTATAACCGAATTTGCTGATTTTTCAGAATTAGGTGGTAATGATTATATTACTATACCTTATCCAAATTCGTCTCCAGTATTAAATGGTGTTAGTCAAGACTCAAAATATTATTCAAGTATTAGAAAAGTTTTATCAAGTGGAACATTAAACGATGCTGATGTAATTGAAGAACAATCTTTAATAGAAGCTTTAAATAATGATGAATTGGGTAAAAATATACAAAGTATGGATTTGGAACAGACAAGATATTTCAAAAGAAGTTATGATATTTATGAATTACTAAACATCGAAGCTGTTCAAGATAATCAACTTATTTCTTATAATGAATACGATGGAGAAACTTCTGATAGAACTTTTCCAATGGAAAGTTCCATTGGACAGATATTTATAAATGATACTTTAGATTCAGATTTAATTCAAAATTGTGTTTTTGAATTTAATGGTGAAAATTTAGATGGTAAATCTGTTTATGATTCAAGCGGAAGAGGAAATAAAGGCTTTTTACTTGGAGATTATAAACTTAAAAAAACAAAAGGTTCTCCAATTAGGAGAGATTCTTTTATTCAAGTGCCAAAAAAAGGTAAAGAAAATGGAGCTATGTAAAGATGCCTAATTTCGACTATGAATTTAATCAAAACGATTATGATTTAATTGCAACGCAAAATTCAGAAACTCTTGGTGATTTTGATTATATTAGAATTATTGTAAGGCCCATATTTGACCTAACAACTATTGCTGAAAATGAGAATCAAGAAAAAGCTGTTTTTTACGCTTCTTTAGGTAATCCTCAAAGTATAAATATATCTCCAATACAAGATTCATTTCAAAACATTTCTATAAATACTATTCAAACAAGATTCATTGGTGGTCAATCAAATAATTCTAAAGGATTTAATGACTTTATAATTTATAAAAAAGATAATGGTGAAGTATTTATAAAACCAAATGAAATATTTAACGAATTTGAATTACCAGAAGATGAATATCAAATTCAAATAGACTTTTTATCACAGCTAAAGCCAATAGTTAGTGATTTTTCACAGATGCCGTTCCCTTATTATGATACGGAATTTGATATCACTGGTGAAGGTAATTTTGATATACTTGATGTATTGAAATGGAGAACAGAAGCTGGAAGAGATGACATAGCTGCTTTTATTGAGGACTCTCAACTTAATAATTATATTTTTCCAATATATACTGGTGGTGGTCCTCCTGATCCTAATGCTCCAAAAAATCCTTCTGATTTTTATAACCCTTTTTCAGATGGTTCAACTCCACTATATCATTTTTCTTGGATAATAAAAGAAATCTCAACTACAAGAAAAGAAGTTAGATTAAAGTTAGTCAATAAAAACATTACAGCAGATGATGATAACATTCAATATATAAAAGATATTTTAAATAATGAAACCGAAAATTATCAATTTAAACATTTATTATCATTACCAAATGGTGATAATGTACAGATATTAAATTATCAATTTGACTCTGTTACTGATGGGAAAAACAATCAGTCACTTATTTTAAAACTTTATGAGGCCTTACCATTAGAAATAAATAATCTTTCACCTGTTTCAATTGAAAAAGAAATTTTAATTTCTCAAAAACAAAATATTACTTATTTTTCTGATGTAGAAGCACCGAGTCCAAGATTTGGATTACCTATTGATGATAAAGATTATTTTATAAATCCTGATGGTAATTCAAATTACAAAACTTTTAATCAATTGTCTCAATCTATTTCTGATTCGGATATAAATAGTATTTTATCAGGTAGTAGCACTACTAGTTATCCAAATTTAAATGTTGATTTTAATAATTTTTCGAATCATGTATTTTTTAGTTCTGCAAAAACTAAATTAATAAATTTTAATGAAAAAATAAAAACTATTCAAAAAAACTATAGTTTAATATCTGCATCTTTATCATCTAATGGTGTTGATATTGTTAATGATAGCGAAATTTTAAAAAAACATCGTAAAGAATTATTTAATAAAATAGATAAAGAAATAAATTCATTTACACCATATGAAAGATTTTTATATTTTGATGGGCAGAGTGAGTCAACTGCATCAGCTCCTGGTTTGGGTAAAAATTATGCTGATGTTGTTCCAGTAACATTTAGTGGTGAAGCTGAACAAATAAATGGTGGTGATGGATTTAATGTTGTGTACAAACACTCGTCTGAAAAAGTATCAGGTGCTCACAATAAATTCATAGATTTATTTACAGATAAATATAGGGTAGAAAACAAACCATTTTTTAATTACAGCAGTTCAATTTATTTATCGTTCTTAATGAAAGGTGATAGTGGAAGTGCTATAACTTGGGAAAATAGAAATTTAGTTGAACATAATGGTTTAAGTTATCCAAAAGACACTTTATATCAAAACAGAATGTTAGAACCGACTATAACTGCTAGTAAATATCAAAGGTATATTTTTGAAGCTTCAATGTCTTATTTTGTCCCAACAGCTGAAGTTGATTTTGACTTGAGTTCAATATCTAATTTTAATCTTAATTCACCTCACATTGAAGTGTTGAGTGGTAGTATAAAAACAGGTTCAAATCAAATAAAAGATACAAGTGGTAAATATCCAACAACAGTTACTTCACAAAGTGTGGGTTCTTTATTTAAAGGTTCAGTTCCACCAGCTGGTGAATTGTTTAGAATATTTTATCAAAACAATTTATCATCAAGTCTACTTGCTTATTATGATTATCAAGGTGTAACGATTGATGATAATGACTTTGAAATATTTGATAAAAGTGGAAACAATAACACCATGGAGTTTGCAGGTTCGGGCACAAAAGGTTTCACTTCAGCTTCAATCATAGATGGTATTCAAGGTGGTGACGCTTTTGCATATGAAATAGATGATAGTAGTGATGGTAGTGAAGGAAATCCGACTTTATCAACCAGAAATTCTACAGCTCCAATTGAAACCGCCGCTGGTGAACTATCAATGTCGGCAGTTGCAGGTGATGCTGTTACTGGTTTCACTATGGCTACTTTTTATAGATATGATGGTTCTGGTACAGATAATACAATAATGTCTATAGGTATTAGAACAGGTTCATTAGATGAAAATAACATAACTAATGGTTGGCATCTTTCAAGAAGAGATACAAATAAAATTCTTGGTCAAGTAACACGAGAGGGTGTGGATATTACAGGTGAAGGTGCCAATGATAATGGGTTAAAATCAGGAGCTACTACGATTAATGATGGTAATTTTCATCATGTAGCATTTACTTATGATAATTTGACTGGTACGGGTTCGGTTTATTTTGATGGAGTTCTACAAAAAGAAGGACATTCAAATGGATTAATAACAGGTAGTAATAAAATTCGTAGATTAGTTATTAACACTGGTACTGGTGGTGCACATGGTTTTGATGCTGGTGCATTTGATGAAACAAGATTTTATACAAGAGCATTAACACCTTCTGAAATAAATCAATTGTTTTTAACTCCTGATGGTAAAACTGAAACAAAAATTACAGATGTAAAATTAACATTAAATAATCCATCTAATGTATTACCATTTGACAATATATATCATACAAGTTCAGCTGAATATACTAATTGGTATAATGGAATTTTAAGTTCAGCTTCAGCTTACGACCAAAGAAACATACATAGTTTATTTAATAATTTACCAGCTTATATTCAAGAAAGTAATGATTATGATGATTTAAATAAATTTTTATCTCTAAAAGGTGAACAATATGATTTAATTAGAAATCATATTGATAATCTTGAATCATTTAATAAAAGAGGATATGATAAATATAACTCTCCTCCAACCAATACGTTTCCTATTTTATTAGATAATATGGGGTGGGAATCAATAAATCCATTTACTGGTAGTTTAGAACAAACTTTTCAAAATTATTTATCAAGTGAAACTACGATTGATGATATAAAAAATAATACTTGGAGAAAAACACTTAACAATTTAATGTACATATATAAAACAAAAGGTACTTCTAATTCTGTAAGGGGCTTGTTAAATATTTATGGATATCCACCTGATGTTTTACAATTTCAAGAATTTGGTGGTTCTGAAGAGTCATCAATTATTGATTCTCCACCTGGCCCAATAAGAGATAGCGTATCTAATCAACTTGATATTGATTTTGATAGTATAACAGGTAGTTTTAATGTAAATAAATCAAAATCTATTTTAAATTATTATATGTTTAATGGTATTGAGAGTAGAAAACTACCTCTTAAATGGTGGATAAATGATGCAAATATAAATACCATTGAATTTATATATAAACACAAACAAACTGAAAATACAGAAACAATACTAAAATCAAGTGGTAGTGGGGCTCAACATCTTTGGGATTTAAGATTTATTCCAAGTGCTAATAAACTTAGCGGTTCATTTGAATTTAGACTCAATAATTCTTCACTTGGTGAAAGTAATATTTCTAACAGAGCATTCTCCATGTCTTTAAACTATAGTCCTGTTTCAGATGGTGAATTAGTAAATGTTATGTTACAAAGAATGACTGGAAGTGCGGAAGGTGTTGGGACAGGAATAAATGAATATAGATTACATTCTGCAATTCAAAAAGGTGCAAAAATAACAAATTATGGTTATGTAACTATGTCAATAAGTGGGGGTGTTAAAGCGGATCCTGATAATCAATTTTATGCTAATCAAAACTGGACATCAACAGGAAGTATTAGAGACATTGTATCATCTTCTAATTTAATAGTTGGTGAAAACATAAGTGGTTCTTTAGCTCAAATAAAAGGTTGGTCTACACCATTAAGCACCTCTAGATTTAGACAAAGAGTACTTAATAAATTATCAAATGTTGGAAATACAATTAACTCTCATAAAGAAGATTTAATTTATAGTTTCAAATTAGATGAAAATTATACATCTGCCTCTGTTACAAGTTCAGTATTAACTTCTGAACAAACATTACCTATAGTGGATTCATCTCCAACAACAAATAATATATATAGAGATTATACTTTTACAAGAAGTGGTAGTTTATTTACTGGTTCTCTTGTATATGGTGAACAATTAATAGATATAATAAAATTTGGTCCTGGAGCAGGTGGTAACAAAAATATTATAAAACCAAATATTAAATACGCCGGTAATATAAATCCGGACATTGATGTAGTTGATGAAGCTGATTCTGATTATAACTTTGATAATATTCATTTAGAAATGTATAGTTCACCACAAGATTTTGTAAATAATTTTATTTTAAATCATATTGATACATTTAAGTTAATAGATTTTTATGCTAATCCTGAAAACTACTATTTATCTAATTATACAGACTTAGATAATTTTAGAAATGAATTTTTTGAAGCTTATCCGATTCAAGTTAATGTGAATAAATTTATCAGAGCTCATGAAAATATATTTAATAATTCAATTGTTGAAGCTGTTAAAAAAATAGTACCAGCTCGTTCTACAATGGCTGATAAAGATTCTAATTTAGGTGTATTAATAAAACCCACAATTTTAGAAAGACAAAAATATGAAGGTGAAGAACATTCAGTTGAAGTAAATCCAAATACTGGCACTGGTAGTATAAATATTACTTCAGTTACAAGTGTTATTAATTCATTATTTCAAGATGATAATTTAGATGTGAAAGAAGTTGAGATAAAAGGCACACCTTCAGCTAGTGGTTTAATTGAATCACCACTTACAGCTTCAATAAGTTTCGGAAACGCATATGTTACAAGTAGTGGATATTTAAAAGATGCATCTGCTAAAAATCATTTTCATCCACCATTTTTACAACCAGGTGGTTATAGTGCATCTATTGTTCTTCCTCACTCCGGTTCTATATCTATGTTACCAAAATATGATGGTTCAGCCGTTGTATTCCCTAAAACGGGCTCAATTAATTATTCATCGCTAGCGAATAAATCATTTGAAAATATACATAGTTCTTGGGGGACTAGTTCAAATGATACACATTTTATAAATTTTGCAGCTGGAACTGGTTCAGATGGTAATTATAATGTTCTTCATATAGATACACGATTTCATTTCAGAATGATTGGTGATACTGAAATTTATTCAAGTTCAAAAAGAGATACAACTAATTTTTCAGATGCAAATAAATTTTTTAATAGAGAATTTATAAACACCGATTTCCATTCAAGTGTTAATTATGAATCTTTAATTAATGGTAATGTTGGATTACAAAATGGTAGAATGATAGGTAAAACAAGATATTTTTCAGCATCAGCTGATGGTGAAACATTGACACTACCAGCCAATCATGTAACTAAATTTAGTAATCCATTTAAAGAACAAATGATAAATGGAACACAAAATATTAAACCAGGAATACTAAATGTTCAGTATGAAGATTATTCAACAGCTTCATTTTATAGAGTAACTGTAACTGGTGGTGAAAATGAAATTATAGTAAAAAGTGGAAATTCAAGTTTAGATGATGAAGATAAAATTATATACTAATTTTAAATTGATTATTTTTTAAATTTATTAATATTTATATATGAATTAAAGTATAATGTTATTTCAAAGTAGGAGAAATTAAATGGGATATTTAGACAATTCATCAATTACAGTTGATGCAGTTTTAACAAAAAAAGGAAGAGAAATCCTTAAAGATGGTGGTAATTTAAATATTACTTCATTTACACTGTCGGATACAGGTGTTGATTATACACTTTGGAATCCAAACCATCCAAGTGGTTCAGCATTTTATGGTGAGGCTATTGAGAATTTACCAATGTTGGAAGCCAGTGTTCACGCCGAATATAATTTAAGAAATAGACTAATAACTTTAAATCAAAACACTGTAGCTTTGCCATCTTTAATTTTAAGTAATTTGGATAATGTTAATGGTAGAACAAAAACTTTTAATGAAGGTGATGAGGCAAATGGTGATATCGGTATTAAATTAGCAGGATATACATCCACACAAAATTTAGGTTTTTATGCTGTTATTCAAACACCAGGTATTGTTACCACCACAGCTCAACTATCAAACACATTAAGTGGAACAAGTCATCAATTTTTATCAGAGCAAGACATCCCATTTGCTCAAGAATATAGATTTAGTGGTGATACATTTACAATAAGACCTGTTCAACAAGATGAAAAAAATCAAACAACTAATATTTATTTTGTCGATATTGAAACTGGAGCTTACGACTATATAAATGTTGTAAATAATATTACTAAAAACACAAGAGCAGTATTATCAGGTGGTGGTATAGGTTAAACAAATTAGGAGATAAATAAATGGCTATAGCAGGAACAAATATACAATTAGACTCAACGGAAGGAATGGATAAAATAACCACTACTGAAAAGGTGACTTCACCATATTTTTCAGATGGGAAAACAACATTAGAGGCTGCAAACATAATATCAGCTTCCCTTTCCGATACTAACGAAACATATTTCTTTGGTGTAGCTAATTCAGCAACACCAACTGTAACAGAATTTAATGTTGCTTTTGGTAGTACCAATGGTTATGGTTCACTTGTTCAACCTAATACAAAATCTGAAACAGAAGCTGTTTACAAACAATATGCTAGTTTACTTTTAGCTCCTACTGAAGTAACTGGTGGATTTTTTATTTCATCTCAAGGTTCAGCTGGTAAGTTAAGTGCAAAAGATGAAGAAATATATGTAATGTCCGCTAGACGCTCTAATATGAAAGATAGAATTAATAAGGGAAGTTGGACAATTATTTTAAGTGGTTCTAAAACAAAAATAGAAGAAAATTCAACCGTAGTGAGTGCAAATTCTCCTGTTCTTAAATTAACTGATGATAGTACTCTTGAAACTCCAACCGCGACACCAGCAGGAGATAGATATAATATCGTTAGTGGTTCAGGTGGTACAATTAGTGGAAGTGGTGCTAGTCATAGAAATTATGGTTTCTTCTATCCTGATATGGGAATAATGGTATTTAGTGCACAAGAATTATCAGCTTCACTGCCAGGTAGTGGTTCTGGAATAACTGTTCCAGCTGCTTTTAACTCAGGCTCAGGAATAGGTGGTGCTATGCTTAAAGCTGGTACTTTTGAAGGATTTGGATATTCAACTCGTACAGATGCTAATATGAATACAGCATTAAGATTTATTAATTGTTTACATGGTGGTGTGGCCACTAACAATACATCTAAATTAACATTTAGAGATGAAGAAGACCAAGTAAGTGCTCAATATTTTTGTAGAGTAAGAAGTGGACATTCCAACTTCTCAAACAATCCAACATTTGTTTCGGGCTCATTAAATGAATTAAGACAAAAAACAATGAGAGGTAATCCAACAACATTTATATCAGCTGTTCAATTATATAATGGTGCTGGTGAATTAGTAGCGGTTGGTAACCTTTCAACTCCATTAAAGAAAAACTTTTCATCAGAAGCAACAATTAAAGTTAAACTAACATACTAATGGATTATTATGTATGTATTCGGTGAGATTAAAAATGAGTCATCTTTTGTATCAAACAGAACCTTAAATTCAGTACAAAGTTTAAGTGCTTCTTCTGATGGTATAAATTCAATAAAAATAGTTTCAGGTTCAATAAACCAAAATTATTGGAACTCTTTAAATGTTTTATTCTATACAAGTGGCTCTCCACGATATTCAAATGAGACTAAATTTACACACCCAACAAATAACTTTTCTTTACAATTAAGGAAGGGAAATCAATTTGTAACAAAATATCATGGGTATCCAAGTAGTTCATTAATATCAATATCTCAAAGATATTTTGGTGAAAAAATTAAAGAGGGTAGTTTTCAATTTACAGATGTTTCAGATTCTAATGTAGATAATAATAATATCAACCCAATAATTATAGATGATGGTAAGGGTAATTTGTATTCAACAAATGCTCACCACTCACAAAGTAATACAAATGCCTCATCATCAGACAATTATGTTGGCAACATATTTTATGATAAAGGTTTAGTTGTACTAACAGAAACAGGTAGTTGGAGTGGAAGTGTTAATTATTCTGATTTAGCGACTAACTATAATTTAAAATTTCAATCTGTTCATACTATTAATACATATGAATATAATGTAAATATAAATCCTGATGAATTTAATCATTCATCCAATTATACTTTAAGAAAGACATTGAGTGGTAGTAATCCAAGTCATACTACTTTAGCAACATCATACTTATCAACTGATTATACAGGTAGTGATTTTCATCCATATATTACAACAATTAACTTATATCAAAAAGATAATTATGATATGCCTGTGATTCAAGCCACATTACCAAGGCCAATAAGAAAAAGTGACAAAATAAATTTAAGATTTAAAATACAATTAGATATATAAGGAAATAAAAAATGGTTTCATTAGGATTAGATGCATCAACGACTTGTGTTGGATATGCATTCACGGAAGATAAGAAGATTCTCGATATGGGATTCATCGACATCAAAAAAGAAAAAACACCCAAAGATAAAGTTCAGAAAGTTCTTGGATTTTTACATGAAAGTCCTTATATTGATAGTGTTATGGACATTAACATTGAAGATAATTTATCAGGTTTTGCTGGTGGAAGAACTTCACAACAAGTTATTATCAAGTTAGCTAAATTTAATGCTATACTTTGTTTTATGTTAGAGAATTTTGAATTTAATGTTCATAGTATAAATCCAATGACTGCTAGAAAACAAGTGTTTGGAAAAGCTAGAGTTAAGGGTAAAAAAGCAAAAGAATTTGTGCAAGAAGAAATTGAAAAAATGTACAGTACTAAAAAATGGTGTAAAGAAACTACACGAGGAAATTGGGATAAAAGGAATATTGATATGTATGATGGATTGGTTATGTCACTTTTTGAAAAAAAAGCTTGATTTATTTCTAAATCTTTCGTATATTGTATTAAATGTATAAATACGAATTAGTCAAATTATTAGAAAAAGTTTTATATCCAAGTTATGAAATGAAAGGTGGAGAACATGCTTTCCATTGTCCTTTTTGTAATCATCACAAGAAAAAACTTCAAGTAAACTTTGAAACACAAAAGTGGCATTGTTGGGTTTGTAATCAAGGTGGACATAAGATTGGTATATTACTTCGTAAGATAAACGCACCTAAACAAATCATATCAGAAGTATTGAAAATACTTGGTGATTACAAAGGTGTCAAACACGAAAAAGATGAAAAGACAGAATATAATGTTTCATTACCACAATGTTATCAACCACTTTGGAGAAAGTCCGAAGACCCATTGTATAAAAATGCTATACATTATTTAAAACAAAGAAACATTGGCCCAATAGATATTCTTCGTTATTCAATGGGATATTGTTCGTCTAATGGGTATTCTAATCGTATTATTATTCCAAGTTATGATGCTGATGGTAAATTGAATTATTTTATAGCAAGAGATATGTTTCCAAATTCAAACTTTAAATATAAAAATCCACCAATGTCTAAAGATACAGTATGTTTTGAAATGTTTATTAATTGGAATGAGCCCATTGTTTTAGTAGAAGGTGTGTTTGATGCTATTGCAATTAGAAGAAATGCTATTCCATTATTAGGTAAGTTTCCAAGTAAAACATTGGTTATGAGATTAGTAGAAAAGAAAGTAAAACAAGTATATGTTGCATTGGATGAAGACGCTAGACAAGATGCAATTAAGTTAAGTAAGTTTTTGATGGATTATGGAATTTCTACATACTTATTAAATATGAAAGACAAAGACCCATCAGAATTAGGTTTCACAAAATTTTGGGAGTTACTCAACTCAACACAACAATCAACATTTTCAGATATAATAAAAGGTAGATTATATGGTTAAAACTATTGCTCACTTAGCAGACATTCACATTCGTAAATTACATAGGTTTGTGGAATATAGACAAGTATTTAAAAAACTATACAAACAATTAAAAGAATTAAAACCAGATGCTATCTATATTGGTGGTGATGTGGTTCACGGAAAACTTGATACATCACCCGAAGAAGTCAGAATGGTTGCAAACTTCTTTTTAGAATTATGTAAGATTGCTCCAACAATTGTAATACCAGGTAATCACGATTGTAATTTAAATAATAAATCAAGAGAAGATACACTTTCACCTATTGTGGATTTAGTTCAAAAGATTACACCTAATTTACATTATTGGAAAAAGACAGGTGTGTATACAATGGATAACATTGATTTTGCTACATTATCTATCTTTGATATTGATAAAGAGGGAAAACAAATAACAGATACAATACCGAATCCAAAAGATTTAAAAAACACATCAATAGCATTGTTTCATGGTGGAGTAGATAAACACTTTTATGACAATGGATTTCAAGTTCAAGATGATAGAGTGACAAATGAAACATTCGCTGGATACGATATGGTGTTGTTGGGTGATATACATAAAAGACAATTCTTGAATGAAGAAGAAACAATTGCATATCCTGGCTCATTGATTCAACAGAATTATTCAGAAGAACCAAGTCACGGATTTTTACTTTGGGATGTAGAGAAAAGAAAAGCTACTTATCATCAAGTAGAAAACGATTATGGGTATAAAATTCTACGAGTTGAAGATGGTAAGATATTAAATTCAACAACAGGTAATCCGTATGAGTTAACATTCATGCCACCAAAAGGTAGAGTTAAAATTAAATTTACAAATACAACTCTTGAACAAATCAAAGATATACAAATTGGATTAAGAAAACAATATCCCAAGTTAAAAGAGATTGTAACGGAAAGACAAGATAATATATCTATTGGTGATGATAGAGAAAACAAGTTGGATATTGGCGATGTAAGAGATGTTAATTATCAGAATGAATTAATTGAAGATTTCTTGAAAAGAAATGTTGATAATATTGATGAAGCTACGATTAAAAGAGTTCAAGAAATAAATGATATGACTAATAATTCACCAGAAATATATGATGGTGATATTACAAGGAATGTAGATTGGAAAATCAAATCATTTGAATTTGACAATATGTTTTGTTATGGTAAAGGGAATAAGATTGACTTTACTAAATTGGATGGGACGGTTGGTGTAGTTGCTCCCAATCATAGTGGTAAGTCGGCTATAATGGATGCTATTGCTTATACAATCTATGATGTATGTAGTAGGACAAATCGTGCGTTGGATGTAATGAATAAAAAGAAAACCACATTCAGAGCTAAATTAAATTTAGAAATAAATGGTATGGATTATTGGATTGAAAGAGATGCTAAATACAAAAGAGTAAATCATAAGAATGGTAAAGTATCTCATCAATGTCCAGTAAAGGTTAGATTCTATATGATTGATGATTCAGGAGAAGAAGTGGATTTAAGTGGAGCAGCTAGGTTTAATTCAACCTATGGTACAGGCACAAACGAAGAAATCAAGAAAGTGTTAGGAACATTTGACGACTTCATCCTTACCTCGTTATCGCTACAAACCAATGGAATGAACTTCCTTGACAAGAAACA